GTCCTGGAGATACCCCGGTCTTTGCCTGAATAATGATATTCATGGAAAAAAGTCGAAACACCTTTCTTGACACGGTTGGTTAAAAACACAGTGGGATTTGCCGTTCCGTAATCACAACAAACATACTCCCTGTCAAATTCTGCTGGAATTTCATCCGTGACATGCAAGTCTTCATCAAACATGTCATAAATAACGCCCTCAGCAATTACCCAAAGGCCAAGGATATAGCGTCTATAAAACACCCCGGTGAACATGCGTTCGTATCGCTGTTTGATTTCTTCTGAGAGGGTTAAATTATCATTCAAAAGAAAATGCAGATACAAAATGTTCTTTTCCGCTGCTTTATCAATAAACTCTGTTTTAATGTGATGGAATGGATTGCCCGGGTTGCAATTCATGAAGATCTTTGAAGCGTCGACACTACAACGCCCAATCATTTGATCAACAAAGCTCTGAGGGAACAAAGCCACTTCGTCTGCCAGAGAGCCAGCAGCCGTTAACCCTTGCAGAACATCCTGGGAGGCTTCGTTATTGGCACCGAACATGTAATACATGTTGGAACCTGTTTCGATGTAATTTTCAGAACGGTTATAACGGTAAGGCCATCCCCACGCTTCTAATATTTGCAGCATGGGTTTGATAACGTTTCTTTTCAATGCGCCTATTGACTTACCGGCTATAATGAAATCTTTGTATTTAAAGTTATAGTTAGACCACCTGAGAAAGGATGGAATCATGGCAATGGTCTTACCGGAACGGATGGACCCGTCCGCTATCAGGATGTCTTTTTTGTGTGTGGGGTAATGCTCTTCCCAGAACTTCAGGATTTGCCGTTGTTTCTTCGAAAAGGGTTTGAAGGCAAAAAGGCCTGTTTTACTCCTCGTAGCCATCGAATAACCCCTCTTCTTTTTCCCCTTGAGTTGCCTCTATCCAGTTCCTGATACCGTCGCCCTCTTTTTCGTCAGGCGTTTCTACCTGTTTATCCCGCCACACATGGGACTTTCTGTTTTTGAGCCAGAAAATATTCAAGGCTGGATTAGGCGGTATCCATTTTTTGTTCACTTCCGTTTTCTTTTCGGTGCTACCGTCAGAGTTTTCGAAAATGGTCGTTTTGGTCTCTTCAACAAAGTAACCTTTAGCGCCTTCATAAGTAGCATTTTCTACTTCTCTGTCTACGATTTCTTTGTTCTTTTTTAAGGCTGCCGATATTGCCGAAAACTTTTTTCTCCAAATCCTGAAAGTAGAGTAAGCAATCCCCATATTATGTGCGATTTGCTCATCTGTAAGGCCGTCTCTTGCCCATCCTTCTATCCTTAATAAATTATCTTTTTCAAGCCACTCATGATACTTCCCTTTTGCCATTTACATCACCTCATGTCATCACCTCGATGATTGTTAAAATTCCAATAAAAAAACCGCCCCGAAGGACGGTGAAAGGTTCAATCTTATGAGAAGAACTTTGATCATAATTTATTTAGATTTCTCTTTATACCCTATTTTACCAGAAATCACCCACATTTTCAACTATTATTTAATTCGATGATATGTTTTATCGCTCTTTTCTTTATTCTCGAAACCGAATATGGCTGAATTTCTAATAGTTTAGCTATCTCCGTTTCGCTTAAACCCTTATAATACCCAAACTTCATCTCATAATCATGATTGATGTAACTGTGAAAAAGCACCTGTGCTTCTCTTGAAGTGATCTCAGACAACCAATTTTCAACCACCTTGCAAAGAACACCTCCAGCATATTGGATGATGAGCCCAACTATCTGCTTATCATCAAATTGGATCACATTTCGAATTTTCAGAAGCTCTCTGTTTAGTTCTATGTCACCGGGGGTTTCACTTTTATACAAAGGAGAATCAGCTTCACTCCAATCGATTCTTTGCTCTTCTTGATTCCAGAAAAGATGGATTTTCCTGTTGAGTTTTTTTATCAGGGCGGTTTTGTATTTCTGTAAAATCTCAACAACATCCGAGGAAGTGAGCCCTTCCCCGGAATTTACGTTATAATCTTCATGTGAGTTAATATTTTTATCTATAGAAAAAGAATCGTAATTCCCCGCTTGTTGCGGGGTCTTTTTCTGAACA